GGCACGAGTATTGCAAAGGAATGTTTCTAGGTTATGAGTTAAAGGCCATGCCGGACGGAACAGAAGTTAAAACGCCGATAAGCACGACGACGCTAAATACCGCCGAGATGACAGACTATCAAAACCGCTTGCAGTCGTGGGCGGCAGGGGAATTTGGCATAATTTGGGAGTTTTGATGTATAAAAACGTGGAACAAGTCTTACGAGATGTTTATAAAATTCAAGGTGTACGGATGGAGCCGCTGAACAACACGGCTTCGGTCTGTGCTTGGTGCGAAAGCAAGGGCGTGATGGGTGGCGGTGGAGAATTGACGCAAGCCGAAACACACGCCAATGCCGCGATGATTATCAGCCGCATAGGGCGCGTGTTAAACCGATACGAGCTTGCAGTGGTGGAGTGTGAATACAGCGAGGATTTAAGCGGGATTGTGGATATTACCGCCTATATCGAAAAACAGAACGAGGGCGTGAACCTGTTGATATGTGATGCTCTGCTGTCGCATATTTTTTCAGGTAGACCCAAGCAGATGGAGATACAAGACAGATTTGATATTGCCCGCGTAACGTTGTGGCGGAAAAAGAAACAGGTTGGAGGAATTGTGGCCGGGCTGCTTGATAGCGCCATTTGCAAACTGGAACCGGAGTTTAGGCAAGCTGGGATTATTGGGTAGTTTGTGTTTGTGCTGATAGATTGTGTAAAAATATGTATAATTGTTCGGTAATATATTTCGAGTGATGGTAAACCTAAACAGGTAGATGGTTTATTCTAGGAGATGAAGATGAAAAAAACATTGTTGGTGGTGATATTGGCAGTAATATCTAGCATGGTGATGGCAAAGTCAGAAGCAGAACAATTTGGATTGCAATATATAGAGACACCGCCGGGAACCAACTATAAAGTCTATGGAAGCGGCGAGTTCATGTTCATTGATGCTAGGGGCACGGGCAGATTTGCCTCAATGTCCATTTCAACAATCAAACAACAACAGCAAGCCGGGTATGCGATTATTCCCGCTCGAAATTTTGATGAGATGAATAGAAATGGACAATTCGCACAAACGTACTCCGTCGATTGTGGCACAAATGTTGTTTATGATGGCAATGGGCAGCCTAACAGGGTCAGCGAATTAAACCCGTTGCATCAGGCGGCATCAAATTTGGCTTGCCTAATTTTGGACACGGAATAAGTGATTATCTCTGAAGGTCCTACTGGTTGGATGTTTCTTGCTTTACACTTGACGGCATGAAACACTTTTGATACAATTATGCTATAGTTTGGAAATAGCTATATAAACCGCCTTTATAGGGCGGTTTTTGCATTTCGAGATAGCCTGTGATTCAGGCATAGAGATAACAGAACGCGGAGCAAGTGAGACGCGTTTCCCCGGCCTGATGGCTGTCATGCCAAGACAGACTATAAAGCGGTTCTTGCACTTCGCCCTATGCCTTGACGGTGTAGGGCGTTCCATTTTTCCTGCGAGTCGAGTGTGTTTTGCCGTCTAATTCTGAGAGGGGTCGGAGTTAGACGGTTTCTTTTTTAGAGGAGGTTCGATATGAGCGAGAAAGAAAAACGCCCTATCGGGCGTCCGACAAAATACAAGCATGAATATGCTGAGCAGGCCTATAAATTATGCTTGCTTGGCGCAATAGATGCCGATATGGCTGATTTTTTTAATGTTGAAGTATCAACGCTTAATAATTGGAAAAACGAATTTCCCGAATTTTTGGAGTCCATAAAAAAGGGGAAGATGTTGGCGGATGCAAATGTCGCTGAACGGTTGTATCGCCGCGCCATGGGGTACGAAGCCCCTGACGTAGATATTCGCGTAGTAGAGGGTGAGATTATTGAAACGCCATTAACTAAGTATTACCCGCCAGATACGCCTGCTGCTATTTTCTGGCTTAAAAACCGGCAGCGTTCAAAATGGCGCGATAAAGTTGATAATGAAGTTTCTGGAAGTATTTCAGTTCATGCTGATGTGAAACTTTCCGATTTGTTCTTGAGCGATGAAGAATAAGCTACATCCTAAATTCAAGCCACTAATCCAAAAGCACCGATACAAGAGTTTACGCGGTGGGCGTGGTGGCATGAAATCGTGGGCGGTGGCAACGGTATTGGTAGAGCTTGCCCGTAAGGGGTGCTTTCGCATTATGTGCGGTCGTGAGCTACAAAACAGTATCAGCGATTCCGTAATCTCTTTGCTGTCTGACACAATAGACAGGGCAGGTTACACGCAAGAGTTTGACGTGCAGCGTAACCGCATTATTCATCTATCGACAGGTTCGGAATTTCTCTTTTACGGTATCAAGACCAATCCGACAAAAATCAAGTCTATTGAGGGCGTTGATATTTGCTGGATTGAAGAGGCGGAAAACGTTTCAGATGAAAGCTGGAATATTCTAATCCCGACTATACGCAAAGAGGGTTCTGAAATTTGGCTGACGTGGAACCCTAAAAACATTCTTGACCCTACCTATCAGCGGTTTGTGATTAATCCGCCTGACGATATGGTGGATATTGTAGTCAACTACACGGACAACATCTATTTGCCTGATGTGCTACGTTTAGAGGCAGAATCGTGCCGTGAACGAGACTATGACCTTTACCGCCATATATGGCTGGGCGAGCCGGTAGCGGATAGCGAGCTGTCTGTAATCAAGCCTAAATGGATAGATGCCGCGATAGACGCTCATATCAAATTGGGCTTTGAATCGGCTGGGCAAAGAATACTGGGCTTTGACGTAGCGGACGAGGGCGATGATGCCAGTGCTACTGTATTGCGACACGGTTCAGTCGTTATCGATATGGACGAATGGCGCGGCCAAGACGTTATCTATTCAGCCGACAAGGTTTATCTGTACGGCCAAGACGTAAAGGCCGACAAAATCATTTTTGACAGTATCGGCGTTGGCGCTGGTGTGAAAGCGCAATTCAGGCGCAAGACTGGTAAGGTGCAGACGATAGGCTTTAATGCCGGTGGTTCTGTATTTAAGCCTGAAGCACGATATACAGACGACAAGAAAAATAAGGATATGTTCTCAAACATTAAAGCGCAGGCTTGGTGGATGGTTCGAGACAGGTTTTACAAGACTTGGCGAGCTGTTGAGTTTGGGGATACCTATCCTGTTGACGAGCTTATATCCATTTCAGACGGCCTGAAAGATTTGGACTACCTGAAAGCAGAATTAAGCCGACCGCGTGTTGATTATGACAATAATGGGCGCGTAAAGGTCGAGAGTAAGAAAGATATGGCAAAGCGAGGGATTCCAAGCCCAAACAGAGCCGATGCGCTGATTATGGCGTTTGCGCCTGTTCAGGGCGGATTGAACATTAACCCAAACATTTTGAGCAGAATATGAGTAAACGAAAGAAACAGCCAAAGGCGATGAACACAAAAGCCGTGCGCCGTCTGCTTCAGGAATTGCCAGACAAGTCTGCTCAATACTATGGGCTTGATGCGCCTGAGCTTCCTGCCAGTGTCGTTCCTGAAAACGCTGCCGGCATGGCGATGGACTGTAACAGCACTTTGGGCAATTTTGGCGCAGGGTGCTTTTTTAATACAGGCTTTATCGGCTATCCGCGATTGGCAGAGCTTGCACAAATTTCAGAGTATCGAAGCGTAACTGAAACGACTGCCAGCGAGATGACCCGGCAATGGATTGAAATCAAATCTGTTGGCGATGACGACAACAGCGAGAAGATTAAGCAGATTGAAGAGTGTTACGAGAAACTGAACATCCGTGATGTTTTCCGTAAGGCGATTGAATCGGACGGCTTCTTTGGTCGCGGTCAAATCATGATCCAAATGAAAGGTCAGGATAACGACAAGCTGGGTAATCCGCTTCTTCTGACAAGTAAGACCATTGGTAAAGGTTGCTTGAAAGCACTTGTTCCTATTGAACCAATGTGGACAGCACCGGCGCAATGTAATACGACAGACCCGACAGCCGAAGATTTCTATAAACCTAAGACGTGGTTTGTAATGGGGCGTGAGATTCATCGAGACCGCCTGTTTACGCTGATTAGCCGTCCTGTTCCTGATTTGCTTAAGTCTGCCTATAACTTCGGCGGTGTGAGTATGTCGCAATTGATGATGCCGTATGTTGACCGCTGGTTACGAACGGTTGATTCAGTAAGCGACCTACTGCATAGCTTCTCACTGTCAGGCATTAAAACCGATATGTCGACCATCTTGTCAGGCGGTTGTGATGAAGAAGTCAATATGACCTTACGCGCTGAAGTGTACAACCGCTTCAGAGACAATCGTGGCTTGATGATGTTGGATAAGGATAACGAAGAGTTTTTCCAATTCAACACGCCATTGAGCGGATTAGATGCCTTATTGGCGCAATCGCAGGAGCAACTGGCAATGCCTAGCCATACGCCGCTTGTCAAGCTGTTGGGCGTAACGCCAAGCGGATTGAACGCAAGTAGCGAGGGCGAGATAGCCGTTTATTACGACTACATCAAGGCATTGCAAGAGAACATTTTGCGCGACCCACTGGACAAGGTGTTAAAGCTGGTTCAGCTTCATCTATTCGGCGAGGTTGACGATTCAATCACGTTCTCATTTGTACCGTTGGCGCAAATGGACGAATCGCAGCTTGCCACTATCCGCAAGTCTGATTCGGATCGTGATGTCGCATATATTCAGGCTGGTGTTATTTCCGCTGAAGAAGTGCGCGGCCGCTTGGCTTCTGATACTGACAGCGGATATAACGGCATTGATGTTGACGATGTGCCAATGCAAGACGATTTTGGCGGATTAGGGATGACCGATGAAACAGAGCAACGAAGTGATACTGTCCCCGATAATGCCGAATCTTGGAGTGGAGGCGGCGTACAGGAAGAGCCTGAAGAAACTGCTGGCGGAAATGCGCAAGGACGTGCAAAGCCTGATTGACAGCCATTACCCTAAAGGATTGGCGCAAGACGGCTTTTCAGACGGCCTACAAGCAGCTATCCGCCGACTATTCCGTTACTGGTTTAACCGATTGGAAACACTAGCCCCTGATATTGCAGGGGCTTTTCTACATCGTTCTATGAGCCATACGGATAAGGCGTTTCAGTCTGCTTTACGCAGTGCAGGATTCACGGTTCGATTCACTCACACGGAAGCAACACGCCGCGCATTTGATGTGGCGTTAAGTGGCAATATCGGCTTGATTCGTTCCATTGGGCAACAGTATCTAAGCCGTGTTGAAGATAGCGTATGGCGTTCAGTCAATGCCGGTTACAACATGGCGCAGTTATCCAAAGAATTGCGCAAGGACTTTGGCGTAAGCGAGCGAAGAGCCGCGTTTATTGCACGAGACCAAACCAACAAAGCCAAAGCCGTTATTGAGAAAGCAAGACGGCAGGAGCTTGGCATTACAGAGGCTATATGGCTTCACTCACATGCAGGCAAAGAGCCACGCCCTAGCCATGTGGCGGCGAACGGTAAACGCTTTGATGTGAGCAAAGGCATGTATCTGGACGGTAAATGGGTGCAGCCAGGGGAAGAAATCAACTGCCGCTGTACGAGCCGCAGTGTGATTAAAGGATTCAACGCATGAATACGCAACAGAGAGCCATTTTGAGCAAAGCCCACCGATTGTTGGCGATGGATGCCGAATGGGACGAATCCAAACATCCAAGGGCGGAGAACGGGCAATTCGGCAGCGGCAGGCCGTCTGAAAACGGCAGATTAAACCTGCCTGAAAATCCGACACGGGGCGATTTGCGCCGCGCAGCCAAGCAATGGCTGTCCGAAAACCTACAAGGTAAAACAGTCCCGACATCAGACGGCAAAAAAGTAACTTTCAACCGCAACGACAGCACAGACCATCTTAGCTTTAATGCCAGCCGTTCAAAGCTGCACGCACAGGCAGTTACATTTGTTGCCGATGTGTTTCAGACAGGTAGGTTTATTGGCAGAGAAGAGCTTGCACATGAAAGAAAAGATAATTTCGTTGCTTTCCACAAATATCAAAAACAAGTGGAGATTGACGGTTATCGGGTGTTATTGGAAGCCGCAGCGGGAGAGTTGCCCAACGGAGAATTGGAAGCGGTAGATGAGATGATTGCCTATAACCAGCGTTTGGCAGGCAAAGAAAAAGTAGGAAACGCGCCTGCAAGCATTGAAACCGCAAAAGACAGCGGCCAAGCGGCGGGTTTTGTTTCCTACGCAGATAATCATACTCCCTTTGCCGAAGACGGACAAGCACACGAAACAGTAGGCTATATACGCATTATGAAGATAACCGACCAAAACGGGTGCGATGTAACAGAAACCTATGATGAAGACTGCCTTTCCCTCGCCCAAGACCGCTCCATGCGCTCGTATGATGAAGATGGGCGTATGCACGTTGAAACATCAAACATTAGCAAGGCAACGGTTAACCCGTACTACGGCAGTGAAATTCCAAACCATCAACAGCTTGGACTTGAACCGAAAAAGGTTTATTACCTGCTTCGAGACCCTGAAGAGCTTGAAAAGGCTGTTCAGACGTTCAATAACCTGCCGTTGTTGAGTAAGCATATTCCAGTGTCGGCAGACGAGCCACAAAAGGACGTAATTGTCGGCACAACAGGAAGCGATGCCAAGTTCGAGGACGGCTATTTGAAATGTTCTCTTGCTGTTTGGGATTCAGAAGCTATTGCCGGTATTGAGAGCGGCGAGCAGATGGAGCTTTCAAGCGCGTATCGGTACACCGCCGATATGACACCAGGCGAGTTTAACGGCATGCACTACGATGGTGTTATGCGCGATATTGTTGGTAATCATGTAGCCCTTGTCGATGTGGGTCGGGCGGGGCGTGATGTAGTAGTAAGCGATGCAGACCCATTTCACGAAAGGAACGTTATGAAACTGAAAGCAGGCGCGAAAGCGCGTATTCAGGCAGCCGTGCAGCCTTTATTGGCGCAGGATGCTGAATTGAGTCCTGATGAACTGTTGCAGGTTATCGGCTCACTGACTAACGAAGTTCAGACAGCGGAAGATGACGGCGAGGAATTGCCGCCTGAAGATGCTGAAGAAGTTGGCACTGATGAAGATGAAACTGCTGAAGATGAAGATATGGAATCTAAATCTGAAGAAGTGGCTACTGATGAAGATGAAACCAACGAATCTGAACAACCTCAAGAACAACCGGCGCAAGCTCAAGACCGCGCTATTTCCAAAATTGCGATGGATAAGGCTATTGCCAAAGCCGTTGCCGCTGAACGCAAACGCGCTCAAGCATTGGCACAAGCGCAACGTGATGTCGCTCACTTGGTCGGCGATGTGGCCATGGACAGCGCAGAAGATGTTTACAAATTCGCGCTTGAACAACATGGCGTAGATATTGCTGGTGTTCACCCATCTGCATATCGCGCAATGGTCGGCTTGATTGGCAAGTATAAAGGCGGTATCGCTATGGACAGCGCAAATTCAGCAAGCAAGCAGTTTAAAGGCTTGAATCGAATCAGAAAGGGTTAAAACATGCCATTCCAAAAAGTAGTAAATCCATATCAAGCCCCTGCCGTTGCAGGGGATTTTGCTTCTGTAAACCCTAACGCCTCCATGCTGGCTGGCGAGGGTGCTTTGGTAGCAGGCGACAGCGGCGTTACTGTCGGCGTGTTTGCATGGGCAGACGCAGACGGCAAAGTAAGCAACAGTAAAATAACCGGCGGTCGTATCGGCTTTGTACATCGTGAACAACAAGCAAGCATTACCGGCTTCTTGGACGAGAAAGGCAATACCATTCTGAAAGGTCAAGCCATGACCCTGATGACAGGCGGCGACTTTTGGGCGAGCTTCCCTGCCGGTGCCGTTATCGGTCAAAACGTATTTGCCAAAGACGCTGATGGCACATTGAAATCATCTGCCGCAGCGACTGAAGCAGGTTATACCCTGACTAAATTCAAAGTAGCCTCAGCCGCAGGTGCAATCGAACTGGCGAAAATCACATCTTGGGAGTAACACATGAACCAAACATTTAACCAATTGGAACGCGATGCCGGTATCGTCTTTATGGGCGGCGGCAAAAAGCTGATGGACGATAAAGTCGCAGCAGCTTTGGCAATGGACGCACAGCCCGGCTTAACTACCGTAGGTAACAGCGGTATTCCTGCATGGATGTTGAACTATGTTGACCCTCAACTGATTGAAATCATCTTGCAGCCTACCAAAGCCGCCGAAGTTTTCGGAGAAATGAAAAAAGGCGACTGGACGACTGAAACCGCTACTTTCATGACTGTTGAGCCTACCGGCGAAGTTTCCTCTTATGGCGACTACAACAACAACGGCGTAAGCGGCGTAAACGTGAACTTCCCACAACGTCAAAGCTACCATTACCAAGTATTCACCCGCTGGGGTGAGCGTGAAGTAGCGCGTGCCGGTGAAGCGAAGATTGACTATGTTGCCCGCGTGAACGAAGCGTCTGTAAACGCTCTTAATCGTTTTCAAAACAAAACGTATTTGTTTGGCGTGAAAGGCTTGCAAAACTACGGCGTGTTGAATGACCCATCATTGCCGGCTTCTACTGCCGCCGCTAAGACTTGGGCAAACTCAACAGGCGAAGAAGTGTATGAATCTATCCGCAAACTGTTCCAAAAACTGCTGAAACAGACAGGCGGTAAGATTGATATGAATACGCCTCTGTTGCTGGTGTGTAGCCCTACCGCAAGCGTTGATTTGACCAAAACCAACCAATACAACGTTAATGTTATCGACCAGTTGAAAAAGAACTTCCCTAACTTGCGCGTTGAGACCATTCCAGAATACTCAGCTACAAGCGGCGAAACCGTGCAACTGATTGTCGAAGAATTGGACGGCCAACGTACTTTGGAATGTGGCTTCACTGAAAAAATGCGTGCGCACAACATGGTGCTGGAAGCCTCTTCTATCAAACAGAAGAAATCTCAAGGCACTTGGGGCGCAATCATTTACCGCCCATTCTGCATTGCAACAATGACTGTTAGCTAAAAGGATCTGACTAAATGGCAAAAAACACAAAAAGCAAAACTGTTACCGTTGGTTGCAAACTGCCAAACGGTTTTATTCTCGAACTGAACGGCCAAGCTGTTGAAATCAACGGTTCTACAAGCTCACGCGTTATCGGCGGTCATGGTATTACCTATGACGTTGACGCTGAATTTTTCGATGCTTGGATGGAAGCTCACGCAGACCGAGCAATGGTTCGCAACGGCTTCATCTTCGCTCACGATAAAGCGGCCGATACCAAAGCAGAAGCAGCGGAAAAAGCAGATAACGCTACCGGCTTGGAAGCAGTTGACCCTAATGCGCCTAATGCAGGCGTAACCAAAGCAGACGAGTAACATCATGGGCGTGGTGGTATTTAATCCCGACACTTTCCGCGAAATCTATCCGCAATTTGTCGACACGCCCAATGCAGTGCTTGACTGGTGGTTTGCTAAAGCTGAAACGCTGCTCAATAACACTGATTGCAGCATCGTGAAAGACTTGGGCGAGCGTGAACGGTTGCTGATGTTGTTGATGCGCCATTTAGCAGCTTTGGACGAGAGAGCAGAACAAGGCGGTTTGGTTGGCCGTATCGGTTCGGCTACAGAGGGTAGCGTATCGGTCAGCGCGGATTTGTCGGGTGTCAGTGGTAAGGCGGCATGGTTCGCTCAAACGCCATGGGGTTTGACCTACTGGCAGATGACGGCAAAATACCGCGCTTTCCGATATGTTCCAGGCGGTTGTTATGCGCGGCGGTAGTAAGTTCCGTTCAGCCTTGCGAAATGCCGTCAGTAAGGCGGCAGGCGGTACGGTTCGGGTCGGTATCTTGGAAACGCAAACATACCCTGCCAAAGATGGGAAAGGCGATGTAAGCGTGGCACAGGTGGCCTACTGGAATGAATACGGCACGGCTACCATTCCGGCACGTCCTTTTTTCCGCAACACGATAGCGGAGAAGCAGGACGAATGGGCGGACAACGCGGCAAGCATATTGCAACACACGGACGGAGATGTCGGCATGGCTTTGGCATTGATTGGCGAGAGCGTGAAAGGCGATATTGTCGAGACGATTCAGAACTTCAACGAGCCTGAAAACGCGCCGTCAACCGTGAAGAAAAAAGGCTTTAATAAGCCATTGATTGACACAGACGACTTATGGCTGGCGATTAAAAGCGAAGTTGTTGAATAGGCGAAAGGAAGTTTATGAATTTGAGAGCTATTGCAAACGGCGTAACACGCGCGGTCAACCCAAACATGACGGCAACGCTGTTGCTGAATAATGGCTATAAAACAGACGAAGCAGGCGCAAGGACGGCTGATTATGAATCTGAAACGGTCACTATTCAGACACAAAGCCTAAGCAGTCAGGAGCGGCAAGAGTTTGACGGATTGTTGCAACAAGGGCATATGCTGAACGTGTATGTGACTGGGCAATTTTCCGTATTGCGGCGCATTGCCGGTAAAGGTTCGGATAAGTTGGTGTTTGCGCCGTATGGCGAAATAGAGCCGACAGAGTGGCTAATTAAGTCTGTTTCCGAATCATGGCCTGATTGGTGCAAGGTGGTGGTATGGCGGCAACATTAAGCGTTACACAGTCTGAAATCTACAAGGATGTAAGGCGGTATCTGCTTGCATTATTCCCTGATTGCGAAGTAATACAGGGCTATTCCAATAATGTGCCGCTTCCCAATGCGCCGTTTATCCTGATGAACATCATCCGCGAAACGGAAATGAACACGCAGATTAACGAATGGAAGCCTTTAGATGGGCTTGCAGACGTTACAAGAAGCATAGAAGTGGCTATGCAGCTTGATTTTTACGGCGTTGATTCAGGTCGTAATGTGCGCATTTTCTCAACCTTGTGGCGTGATTTCCATGCTTGCGAACGGCTGGAGGTTTGTCAGCCTTTATACACTGACGAGGCGCGATATATTCCACTCACGAACGAAGAGCAGGAATTTGAGGCGCGTTGGAGTGTTACGGCCAGTCTTACCTACAACCCTACTATTACACATGCGCAAGACTTTATCGAGGGCGCGTCTGTTTCAATTAATCGTATTCCATCATAAAAGGAAATTAAATGTTTAAATCAATTCCTGCCTCACAGATTGTGAGCGTGAATCCATCGGTGTTGAGTTCAGGCGGTTCCCCTCTTGCGCTTAACGCCGTTTTCTTGAGTAAAAATGCCAATATCCCGACCGGCGAATCCATGCTGTTTGCAACGGCTGAATCTGTCGGTGAGCATTTCGGCTTTTCTTCCGATGAATATAAAGCCGCGCAAATCTACTTCAAAGGCTTTGACGGCTCAAACAAAAAGCCGGGCCGTCTGTATTTCTATGCGCTGAACAGCGTAGCTGAAGCTGGCTATTTGCTTGGTGCGAGTGTTAAGACTACCAGTCTTGCCGAACTGAAGAAGATTAAAGGCTCACTGAACGTAACGATTGACGGCGCAGAAAAGAAAGCACCGTCTATTGACCTGAAATCTGCTACTAGCTTCTCTGAAGCAGCTCAACAAATTGGATCGGCTTTGTCTGCTACTGTCGAATTTGAAGAACAGTTGCAAGCGTTTAAGATTGTTTCGGCTACTACTGGCAAATCATCTGCCGTATCTTTTGCAACAGGCGATATTGCCGACAAACTGGGCTTGAGTGAAACCGCCGGTGCGCGTGTTTCCAAAGGCACAAACGCGGAAAGCGTTGATGAAATGATGGCAGGCTTGACCGCCGCAACATTGAACTTCGCAACATTTACGACCATTGAAGAGCCGACAATCGAAGATAAATTGGCTTTGGCCAAATGGTCAAACTTGCAAAACGAACGCTTCCTGTATGTCGGCTGGGGCAAAGAAGCCGCTGCATTGCAGGCAGGTAATACAACATCTTTCGGTGCGAAACTGAAAGAATCCCAATATTCAGGCGCGACCGCTGTTTATGGTGGCTTGGATAAAGCGGCGTTCCTCTGTGGCGCGATTGCTTCTATTGATTTCAGTGAACGCGAAGGCCGTATTACTGTTGCTTTCAAAGGCCAATCAGGCTTGGAAGTGGACGTAAACGATGCAACTGAAGCGCAAAACCTGAAAGACAATGGCTATAACTTCTATGGTGCATGGGCAACGGCTAACGACCGCTTCTTGTTCATGTATCCCGGCCAAATGACTGGTAAATGGAAATGGCTTGATAACTACGTTAACCAAATCCGCCTGAACAGTCAGTTACAGCTTGCACTGATGACTATGCTCACTTCTGCCAAGTCTGTGCCGTATAACGCCGTTGGCCGTGCGTTGCATCGTGCCGCCTGCCAAGACGCCATTGATGAAGCGTTGAACTTCGGTTATATCCGTGCAGGCGTTGACCTGTCGGAGCAACAACGCGCAATCATCAATAACGAGGCTGGTGTAGATGCCGCTTCTCAAATTGAGGCGCGTGGCTATTACCTGTATGTCGGTAAAGCATCTGCACAAACACGCGGCAACCGTGAATCAATGCCGATTAAACTGTGGTACACCGATGGCGGTAGCGTTCACGCTGTCAACATGGGTTCTATCAACATTCTGTAACTTACAGGCCGTCTGAAACAACAGGCGGCCTAATTTTTTGAGGTAAAAATATGGCACCGCAAATTGCACCTAAAACCCTCACATCAGCCAATAGCGTGCTGCTGTGGAAAGCAAAAGGCTATACCGACCAATTTGTACAGGCTCAAGGCTACAAAACTGATTCCGCGTTTGACTTTTCAGACGCAACCATCGGCGAGACTGTCATGGGCGTGGATGGTATTCAGTCTGGCGCGTATATCCAACATGAACACCAATTGACGATCACATTTGAAGCAAACAGCCCTACACGCGCCCACTTTGCCAAAATGTACGAGCGCATGACTGAGCAGATGGAAACTTTTCCTTTTGAGTTTCAAGTGGATATTCCATCATTGGGTATTCGCCGCATTGCCAAAGGCTTCATGATCAACTTGGCTGGTTTCAGTGCCAAGAAACGCATGGATGCCGGTAGCTTCACATTCAACTTGGGCGTTGTAACTGAAGAGGAAATTTCCTAATGTCTTTGAAATCCAAAACCGTAACGATTGAGGGCGGCCGCGACAACGGTAAGAAATTCAAAATTACCGAAATGCCAGCCGCGAAGATTGACAACTGGTCAATGCGTGTCTTGCTGGCACTGGCTGGTGCAGGAATTGAAGTATCAGAAGCCAATGAGGGCATGATGGGCTTGGCTAAAGTGGCATTTTCGGCACTTGGCAAGATTCCGCCAGAAACGGCACTTCCTTTGCTTGACGAACTGCTGAACTGTGTTGAATTTATCCCTGAAGGCGGTGAGCCTCGTCCGCTTGATTTGAATCTTGGCGATGTCGAAGATTTCAAAAACTTGTGGATGTTCCGAAAGGAGGTATTCAATCTTCACATTGATTTTTTGCAACAAGGCAATGGCCTGATTTAGGTTTTGGAGATGGCGGCGCGGATATGGAGTATTTAAACCTGTCCGCGCTTATTGGTGGCTTGGTATCTAGTCGGTTATGTACTTTGAACGAACTGCAAACGGTTTACAGCTTTGAAGATGCTTTGAATCTATGGGAAGTTTTTAGTATAGACGGCTACAACCGCCAACAGTATGAGAAACGGCGACAGGCCGTCTGAAAGGTTTAATTATGGCGACTGTTATAGACACCCTGTTTCTTGAGCTTGGCATTGATTCTTCCAATTTTTCAGGCGAAGCAGCTAAAGCAGAAAAGCAGTACGACCGCTTAGAGCGTTCTGTTGCCAAAGTCGAGAAAGCTGAAAAAACAGCCGCGAAAACGACCAAAGAAAGCGCAGAGGCGCGGCGAAAAAGCGTAGTAGATACGCAAAAAGCCGATGCTTCTATGCAAGGCTTACTAAAGACCGTAAACGCTTCTATTAAGGGTTTTGCGGCCTTTACTGGCTTATTGCTTGGCGCAAGCGGATTATCCAAACTTGCAACAGATGCAGCGAAAGCAAACCGCGAACTAGACACCACTGCCAAAAATCTTGGCATGGCGCGTAAAGAGTTGAGCGCATGGCAAGGTGCGGCTCAAATGGCTGGCGAAAGTGCCAATGGCATGAGTAGCTACATGAGAACCCTGTCAGGCGATATGCAAAGCCTGATTATGATGGGCGACACGTCCGTCTTGCCGTACTTCAACGCTTTGGGCGTGTCATTGCTTGATAGCAGCGGCAAAGCGCGACAACTTGACGATGTGATGTTGGATTTGGCCGACCGTTTCAGCACAATGGATAGGACGAAAGCCTACACGCTGGCTCAACAGATGGGCATTGATGAGGGTACGTTCAACACATTGTCGCGTGGTCGTGCAGAAATGCAGCGTATGCTTGATATTCAGCGTGAGATGTACCATTCGTCCGAAGCTGATATTGAAAACTCACGCAAACTCACAGAGGCGCGCGCGGTATTAAATGCCCAATGGGAAAGCCTCAAGCTGATGATAGGCAATGCCCTGATACCGGCTGTCACATTCCTGACAGAGGTGGTCAGCAAGTTTGTGGGATTCTTGGTTAAGCATGAACATGTTACAAAAGGCGTGTTTCTTGGTATTGCTACGGCTATCGGCGTGTTCCTTATTCCAATGCTGATGACGGCAACGGCGGCGGTGTTTGCCTTTATCGCACCGTTTACGCCATTGATTGCGGCAGTAGCTGGCTTGGGCGCGGCGTTTGGCTTGCTGTATGACGATTACAAAACATGGGCAGAGGGTGGCAAATCCCTGTTTGATTGGGGGAAATTTACCAGTTATATCAACAGTTCCAAAGTTTCCACTGATTCGCTTGGTAAGTCGTTTATCTATCTGACGACTGGTTACACAAGCTGGTCGGAAGCGGCAAACGGTATGCTTGATTGGATGAGGCTCAAGGGTTTCATTGATGGTAATACCGTGTCTGTCGGTTCGCTGATGAATGGCTTTAAAAACCTTGCTTCTGAACTGTCAGACGGCCTTATGCCGTATTTGATGGATATTGTTGAAATCTTCAACCGATTGAAAGAAGGCGACTTTTCAGGCGCAGGCGAAGCGGTAAAGGTAGCATTTAACCGCCGATGGGAGGCCGTGAAGTCATTCGCAGGCGGTGCATGGGATAGGATTACCGGCACTGTTGACGTAGCGACTGGGCATAATGTCGGCACGTTATCAGGTAATAATTTCCGCAATGCCGGCACTGATGTGGGCGGTCAGCTTGTGCAGGCATGGGATGATGTTACCTATCAGATGGGTTCAAAAAACATCAAGACTGGCAAGATTGACTGTTCCGGCTTCGTTGACGCAATTAATAAGGCTGTCGTAGATGACTTGCAAAAGCAGTTTGGCAAGGAAGCATCACAAGCCCGAATCAACTCTTCAGGCGGCGCGGCTGGCATTATTCAGAGCGAAGTAGCCAAAGGCCGCTTGGTTCAAAATGCTAGAGGCTGGGCAAATATTGATATTTCCAAACTTGAGGCGGGTATGGTTTGGGGCGAATCACGCGGGAATCATGCCAAAGGTCGTTATCACAACATCGGGCATACTGGCACGGTCGTGGTAATCAACGGCAAGAAGTACATTGCAGAAAGTACATCAGGGAAAGGTAAAGACGGTAGAACAGGCGTTCGATATACGGCGGTTGAGGACTATGTGAAAAGTCTTGCGCATCGAAATTTTGAAGTGAATATCGTTGACCCTTTGAGAAACTTCAGAGGTCGAAGTATCAACCGCCCTGCTCAATCTTCCATTGCCGTTACAGGTAAAGAAGATTGGCTGAGTAAAATCAACGCTAAAGATACGGTTGCAAATGCCGATAGCAGGCTGTCTGCTGTAAGTCAAAGGTATGGTATTCCGCAACATATGCTTTATGCGGTTTGGGCGCAGGAAAGCCGCAAGGGCAATATGAAAAAGGCTTCTGCCGCTGGTGCGAAAGGTCATTTCCAATTCATGCCCGGCACTGCCAAAGCTTACGGCATTTCAGGCAGGGAGTGGGATTTTGACGCTTCCAGTGACGCCGCAGCGCGTTACTTCCAATGGTTGCTGAAGCATTACAACGGAGACCATAGTAAAGCCCTTGCAGCGTATAACTGGGGCAATGGTAATCTTGACAAGGCCATTAAGCAGTACGGCACAGGCTGGTTTGCCCATATGCCCAAAGAAACGCAGGGATATGTCAACAGTATTAACAAAATGATGGCATACCGAAGCAACGGCGGCATGATGTCACGTCCTTTGGGCGGTCATGCTGTTGCGCAGAATCTCAGCGACCAACAGGGGCGCATTATGGCTTCACGCAATGCGGCAAATCCTCATAACGTCAGCAATACCCAAAGCACGCAAATCACGGTAAACGGCGGTATCAACGTCCAAACCAGTGCAAGCACCGTTCGGGGTAATATGCAAGACGCGATGGACGGACTGAATAGCCGTGCCAATCAGTACGCAGTAGCGCAGATGTAACCAAAACAAAGAGGCTGTCTGATTTCAGACGGCCTTTTCTGTTTACTGGAGTTTTATATGAAGTGGAACAGTGTCGGCATACCTAACGTGCCAAAGTTGCCGCCCAATATCGGCAATGCCTTGATTAGCTTCGGCGGTGCGCAACTGATTAACTTGGTTTTCGGCGAAAAGTGGGGCATTTTCAATCAGCGCGGTATTCCTTTGTTGCTGGCTGACAACGTGGCTTCAGTTCGATTTGAAAACAAATCATCGGTCGTTAATTCGCCTATCGAGAATGGCAGTTTTACGAGCTACAACAAGGTAAATGAGCCGTTCAAGGCAAGTGTAATGATGACTAAGGCAACCGGCGGCGTAGTGCAGCGTGGCGCGTTTTTGGCGTTATTAAGCACGTTCGCCAATTCAACCGACTTGTTTATGATTATCACGCCTGAAGCCGTCTATCCGAATTGCTCAATCACTGGTTACGACTATATCCGCGAGGCTGGCAACGGTGCGCGAATGATTAAAGTGAATATCCACTTCCAAGAGGTGCGTTTGGCTAAGGTTGAGTATCGGAAAACCAAGTCAGAAGCAGGATTGCAGGCAGATGGCGGAAAGGTTCAGGCGAAAGAAGCACCAACGGCAACCGCGCCGGAGTCTGTCAAAGAATCCGTATTGTCTCAAATCGCAACACAGGTCACAGGTGGCTGATATGAAAGTTTATACCATTCCGATTGCTGACGAGAGGTCGCAAAAGTTGTCTGTAACGCTGGGTAAGCAGGAAGTAGATATTGCGCTGACTATGCGACTGGGCAAGCTGTATATTGACGTGAAAGCAAACCGTGTGCCGGTAGTCAGTGGGCGCGTGTGTTTGAACAAAGAGCCAATCGTCAATGAATCTTTCCGCCCATTCGTGGGGGAATTGTACTTTGAGGATTTGCAGGGTAATGATGACCCTGTTTTCGGAGAACTGGGAAATCGTTTCGTTTTAAGGTGGGTTACAGATGCCTAGTCTGAAAGAAAAGCGAATCAAGGTCACAATCCTGCTGTCAGGCGAAGATAAGGACTTTGACGGAGACGGAAACAATACGCTTGTTTTTGATGGCCTACGGACTGAGTGTCGTATCAACTATGGCAACGGTTCAGTAATGCCGACCGCAAACGTGCGTATTTTCGGGCTGAAATTGAGCAATATGCTGACGTTGCTCAGGGTTCAATGGAACACAAAAGAAGCCTTGCAAAACATGATCCAAATCGAAGCAGGCGACAAAGACAAAATGTCTGTCGTTTACAAAGGCAACATCACGTTTGCCAAGCCTGATTTTAGTTCAGCGCCTGATGTCTGCCTGAATATCGAGAGTAGCACAGGCTACTATCATCAAATCGTGCCAACACCGCCGCGAAGTTTTGAGGGCGTGATAGATGTACCGGAAGCCATTTCTCAGCTTGCCGAAGATATGGGCATGACCTTTGAGAATAACGGCGTGACGGCGAAATTAAGCAATCAGTATTTGCCTGATTCCGCTTTGGGCAAGGTGCAGATGTTGGCAAAGCATGCCGACTTGGACTTGTATATAGACAATGACACAATCGCAATCGCGCCAAAAGGTGCGCCGCGCATGGTTGATGTGCCAGTAATTAAGCCTACTACGGGCTTGATTGGCTATCCAGTACCTGACTTGATAGGCGTTCAGTTCGCCTGCCTTTATGACCCTGCCTTGCGGTTTGGCGGCTTGGTTGAGATTGAGGACAGCATTATCCCTACCTGTAACGGCAAATGGCGCGTTTTCGGCATGAATATCACGCTTGAATCGTACAGCCCTAGCGGTAAATGGGAAGTTTTTATCAAAGCGGCTCACGCGGAAAGCGAGGCGGTACATGTCGCAAAATAAATTAGGCTTTGAGCAGCCGGGACAGCGAGGCGGACAGGGCGAGATAGGCTATATCGTTGAAAGTATCCTGTCGAGGCTTCAGACGGTAACGCTTGTAAAGGTTGTGGCCGTAAAAGGCGGTGGGTTATCCCCTGTCGGCATGGTTGATGTTCAGCCGCTTGTGTCTCAGATAGATGGCAGCGGCGGCGTGATTCCTCATGGCGTTATATTCAATGTGCCATACATGAGGCTTCAAGGCGGCAGTAATGCCGTGATTATTGATCCTCAAGCAGGAGATATTGGAATGTGCGGTTTTTGTAGCCGTGATATTTCCAGCGTAAAGGCAAACAAATCAGCTTCAGCGCCGCAAAGCAAACGCCGTTTTGATTATTCAGACGGCCTTTATTTTGGCGGCTTCCTGAATGGAACACCAAGCCAATACATCATGTTTTCAGGCGGTGGAATCAAAATCTTTTCCCCTACCGGCATAGAACTGGAAGCCCCGAAAACAACCATTAAATCGCCGACCGTGCAGATTGAGGGCGACACCACGCAAAACGGCAGTTTCTCGCAAACAGGCGGCGGTGCGGCTTCTTTTTCAGGCAGTCTGACGACAGACGGTAAGATTGAATCAAAAGTCGATGTTGTCGGTGGTGGTAAGTCGCTGGTTAACCATACGAACGGCGGCAGTCCTGTTGATTAAGCCTGAAAGGAAAGCATGGATACTCTTTATCTTGACCCTGTATCTTGGGATTTATCGCTTACAACAGACGGCGATATTGCAATCGCAAAAAAGCCCTATTCGACCGCGCAGAGCGTTGCAAATGCGATTAGGTTGTTTGAGGGCGAATTGTATTACGACACGGAGCAAGGCGTTCCGTACTTTGACGAGGTTCTTGGACGGCCTCACTCATTTGCACTGTTTAAGCACCGTATGGAAGAGGCGGCATTGCGCGTTGACGGCGTGAAAGATGTTGCCGTATCTGTTCATCAAATCTCAGAGCGCAGATTGAGTGGGAATGTAACATTTAAGGACGAAAATAACCAAACGCATACGGTGGAATTATGAGCTTTAAAACGAATGTTCCTGCTATTGAGATTACCGACACTGGCGTGATCGTTCCAAGTGAGGACGATATTTTGCAGGGCGTGTTGGCTGATTTCAATCAGGCTTTTGGCGGTGACTTGAATCTAAACCTTGATACGCCTCAAGGTCAATTAGCCTCTTCTTTGACGGCGATTATCGCAGACCGTGACAACCAATTGGCCCGACTGATGAATCAGGTTAACCCCGATTACGCAGACGGCATCATGCAGGATGCGATTGCCAAAATCTATTTTTTGGAGCGGAAAAAAGCCGTGGATTCGTCAGTCGAATGTGAGTTTATCGGTCTTGCCGGAACAATCATCCCTAAAGGTTTCGCCGTATTGGACACACAAGGCGTGCAATGGATATTGAGGGATGAATCCTATATTTTGGAAGGCGGCAGGGGGATGGGTATTTTTACCGCCGCCGGCGTGGTGTCGGCCGCCGCCAATACGGTAAACCAACCTGTCAGGACAATTACCGGGCTTGACCGCGTCAATAATCCGCGCCCCGCCGTCCCGGGAAGGGAATTGGAAAGCCGCGCGGATTTCCGCCGCCGCCGGCAGCAGTCGGTGGCCGCAAATGCACATGGAACGCCGCAGTCCGTGTATTCCAACGTCGCACAGCTTGACGGGGTGAGTGATGTGTATGTGGTCGATAACCCAAAATCGGTAGTGGAAACACACAACGGGCAGGCCATCAAGCCCCACAGTATTTATGTTGCCGTTGTCGGCGGCGACGACAGGCAGATAGCAGAAACCATCTTACGCTTTGCAGGTTGCGGATGTGATTTCACAGGCAATACAACCTTGACCGTGCATGATGAAACATACACAGACCCGAAACCGGCTTACGAGGTCAGTTTTACACGCCCAACCCCCGTGCCTGTTTATTTCCGCATCAGAGTTGGGAAAGATGCAGTCATCGGCTATCAGGATGTAATCAGAAAGGCTGTTGTAGAAGCATTTAATGGGGTGGAAAAGACGGGTATCGGCGGGCGGATTTATGCCATGCGTTATGTCTGCCACATTGCGCGCGCCTTAACGTCGGCACAGGTAACCGATATAGAGGTCGGGCTGGCAAGGGGAAGCATGGGCAATAGCGCACAAGTCGGAATCCATCAGTACCCGACTATCGTGGCAGAGAATATAGAGGTTGTACCCGATGCGTAATCTTCAGCAAACCATCATCAGCCAATACGCCAACAGCCCGATTATTTGCGGGATGATTGAACGGTTTAACCAGTGTATTGATTCACGGGCCGATGTGATGGAGTTTTACCGTGATATTTGGGACATCGAAACGGCAAAGGGTTACGGCTTGGATATTTGGGGACGGATAGTCGGTATCGAACGAGAAGTCATGATTAGCGCACAAGACGAATACATCGGCTTTGCGCAGGGCTGTACTCCGTTTGATAACGGTGTATGGAGTGTAGGCGAAGGTTTGGAGTGGCGATACCGCTTGGACGATGATGCCTACCGTCGCGTGATTATGCTTAAAGCCATGAGCAATATCACTTACGCTTCCGCCCCCAATATCAACCGGCTGCTCAGTATCATGTTTGAGAAACGCGGGAGGGCGTATTTTGTCAAAAACGACACAATGGCCGCCCGTTATGTTTTTGAGTTCTTCTTACTGCCGACGGAGCGGGCGATTATTCGGCAAAGCGATTTATTGCCCCGCCCCAGTGGGGTATTACTGGATTTTTACGAACCGGAGGCAGATAAAACCTTCGGCTACATCGAAGCCAATCTAGCACCCTTCGGCGAGGGTGCTTTTTTTATGGGAGTTTAAACCATGCCGCAACCGAAACTGCTGTCCAAGCCTTGGGCTTCAGATGGCTTGAAAAACAACATTCCTGCCGAACGCAACGGTGGGCTGGCACAGGAAGCCGCCACCTATGCCGAAGGATTTCCAAGCATCACCATGACCCCGATTTCCGTCGGTGGCAAACCGCCAAGCGGGAAAGACATGAACGGTGTACTGTATGAAATCAGCGCGCACACCGTTTGGCAAAACCAAGGCGGGCGTTACCGCTTCGACCAAACCTTTTGCGACGCCATCGGCGGCTATCCCAAAGGCTCGGTGCTTATCAGCGACACGCTTGATACCGAATATATCAGCTTGGTAGATGCCAACACCCACAACCCGAACAGTGGCAATAACACAGGGAAATGGGAAATACACGCGGGCAAAGGACTGAAAGCCAGCACGACACAGGCTGGTTCCACACAGCTCTCATCCGCCACTAATATAGACCGTGAAGATATGGCCGCCACACCAAAGGCAGTAAAAATTGCCTATGACAAAGCTGTCGGCGCAGAGGCAATCGCCAATCGAAAATCAGAGGTTGCGGTTTTAACGGGAGTTATTTACGACGGTGATACCCTCCCGTTACCCGCAGGATACACAGAGAGGCAATGTAAGTGGCTGGTCTCTTTAAGAGATGACAATGCAAGTGGGGCACGATGGGATATCGATGAGGGCGGTAGCCATAACCACTTTGCATATTTAATACATGCCGATGGCGCCCGCCGCGTCACAGCTAAAATGAGGCTTAACGGCTATCCTGATCGTGGCATCCATGTCAACTACATCGTTATTGGAGTCAAATAATGAGTTTACAAACAAAATCTGGACTATGGCTTATTTTTAATTCAGCCGGCCGATTAACATGTTCGGCAGACCATGAGCCAGATGCCGATGATTTGGCATTGCGTGACGAAGCCGCTAAGTATTACAGCGCCGACGAGGCCGATGATGTATTGTCGGCGGTTATGGCGGGGGCATTACTGCTGGCAGATGGCCTGACCCCGCCGCCGCCGTCTCAATATCATGCTTGGGACGGTATAAAATGGGTCGTTGAGGATGAGTCTGCGCTTCTGGCGGATTTAAAAGACATTAAACTCAAAACACTCAATGCGCAAGCGCAAGCCTTTATTAATCAACATACCGGTCTGGATGCATTGCCCGATTTTGAGGTACAAACATGGCCACTGCAATCAGCCGAGGCGCAAGCATGGGCAGCCGATAATTCCGCCGCCACGCCCGTGTTAGACCGCATCGCCGCCGCCCGTGGCATGGAGCCGGACAAACTCAAGGCCGCCGCCTTGCGCAAAGCCTTGGCGTATTCCGCCCTGTCGGCTCATGTTGCAGGGCAACGTCAGGCTTTGCAAAGCAAGATTGAGTCAGCCAAAACGGTTGCCGCGCTGGATAAAATCAAGATTGAGTTCACCGCGCCGGAGGCTGCCTAAATGAGCAAAGTCTATCTGGCACTTTACAAAGGCCGAAAATCAGGCCGCACCCCTAAGGCATTGGCCATGCGCTTTGCGGATTGGGTAATCCGCAAAGCCACGCGCGGCATTTACTCGCATTGCGAGATTGCCCTGGCCTTGGGTGACGGCGTGTTTGAGTGCTACTCATCCAGCCTGCGTGATGGCGGCGTACGCTGTAAAGTGATGCCGCTGCCTGAGGCCAAATGGGACTTGATTCCGTTGCCATCCACCCCAGAGGCGCACGAACGCCTGCAACGGGTATGGACGGAAACCCGAGGCCAAGGCTACGACCTGAGGGGCGCATTGGGTGTCGCCTTCGGGCTGCGGCATAACCGCCGCCGCTGGTTTTGCTCCGAGTGGTGCGCCGCCGCACTGGGGCTGCCCGCAGGCTGGCGATGGTCGCCGAACGATCTTGCCGAAATGGCAAGAATACTGAGTAAGCTGTTGTAAGAGTTGCCATAAAAAGCATAGGGGCTGTCCAGTTTGGGTGAAATCGCGCATATTGGGCATCTGATAAATCACAAGTTGCGGACACACATAGGAAAAAATATGAGCCAAAGACACCACGGCATCACAGCAAAAGAGTACACGGAGGGCATCCGCCCTATTTCGGATATTTCGACCGCCATCATCGGCATGGTTTGCACCGGCGAGGATGCGGACGCAAAAGCGTTTCCGCTCAATACGCCCGTTTTCCACGCCTCGGCCTATCAGGCTTTGGGCAAGGCAGGCAGCAAGGGTACGTTGGCTAAATCGTTGGATGCGATTGTGGATCAGGCCGACGCGCAAATCGTCGTCGTCCGGGTGGCCGCCGATAAAAACGCCGACCAGCAAAAGGCGAACGTCATCGGCACGGCAGAAGGCGGGGTTTATACCGGCCTGAAAGCCCTCGCCCGCTCCAAAGCGGTAACCGGGTTTGTGCCTAAGATTTTGGGCGTGCCGGAGCTAGACAGCCAAGACGTCGTTACCGAGTTGGCGGGCATCGCCCAGGCTACCCGCGCTTTTGTTTACGCTTCGGCAGGCGGCGCGGCGGATATTTCCGAGGTTAAGAGCTATAAAAACAACTTCGGCCAGCGCGAAGTGATGCTGATTGATAACGAGTTTATGGCTTTTGATGCGGCCAGCGGTAAAAACGACACAGCGGCCACGATTGCCCGCGTATTGGGCGCGCGCGCCAAACTGGATGCGCAAATCGGCTGGCACAAATCGATTTCAAATACCGAAATCAACGGCGTAAGCGGGCTTAAGTACGCGCGCAGTTTTGATATTTTGGATGCCAACTGCGAAGCCAACACGCTGAATAACGCCGATGTTTCGACGTTGGTGCGCGAAAAAGGATTCCGCGTATGGGGCAACCGCACCTGTTCGGCCGACCCGATGATGGCTTTTGAAGTGGCCGTGCGAAGCGCGCAAATCATTCAAGAAACGATTGCAGGCGGTTTCTTGTGGGCGATTGACAAGCCCATGCACTCGAGTCTGATTGAAGATATTTTGATGGGCATTAACGCCAAGCTGGCCGAATTTGTCGCCCAAGGCCGCATTTTGGGTGCGCGTGTTTATCTCGACCGCACCAAGGTTACGCCGGCGGCGGTGAAATCGGGTCAGTTTCCGGTCAGCTACGAATGGACGTATGTGCCGCCGCTGGAAAACCTGCTGATTGAACAGCACAATACAGATACGTTCTTTGTCAATTTGGTTGAAAAAACAATCAGTTTTGCCAACACATTGAGACCGACAACCGTTTAAACAAAAGGCCGTCTGAAATATTCGGACGGCCAAGGAGCCAAAAAAACATGAAAATGCCTAAGATATTGAAAGGCTTTAACGCCTTTGTGGATGGCGAAAACCAATACGGCGTAACCGTTGATATTACCCGCCCCAAAATCGCGCGCAAAACGGAAGGCTACACACCGGGCGGCGGAGTAATAGAAATGACCGTTGTCCACGGATTTGAAAAGCTGGAATTGGAGATTGCTAGCAAAGGCTATGATGCCGATATACTGAAATCAATGTCGTCCAGCATTTCGGGCAAGCTGATCCGCTATCAGGGCGCATTGCAAGAAGAAGATAGCAACGAGTACAAGACTTTGCACGGCGAGGCGCGGGGGCGCATCATAGAGGCCGATCCGGGCAGCGACAAACAAGATGACGGCGGCCAGCATAAATTTAAAATCGCGCTTGTCTACTGGAAA